TCATTTGTCGATTTCAATTTTGTCCCATTCCCGTCCACGGCTGTCCCTATACCGCGCCGCCATTGAATCTGATTTATGCCCGAGAAGACGTTGAGCAAATTTATCGCCAATCTGGTTCCGGTATAGCCTCGCTGACAGGCTACGCAGTTCATGGAATGTTGGCGGGTTTCCATCAAATGAGAGTCCAGATGCATTTCTCGCCTTTGTAAAATACTTTGATACTGTTTTCGGGGAAAGAGGATCGTGATGCTTTGATGCGATTATAGTTTCACTGCTGCTGGCCTCCCTGCATTTCTGTAGTGTATCAGCCAATGAGATATTGAGCGCGTCAATCGTTAGCGTTAGCGGAATGGCGAGTTTAGCCCCTGTTTTACTCTGTTCAATGTGAAGATGGTTGTCGTTTATGTCTGACCATTTCATTCTGCACAAATCGCCGACTCTCTGCCCTGTAACGACGGCCAAATCCATCGCCAGCCTTAGCCAGATAGGGAGAGGTTCGGCTGCATGGTAAATCTCGACATACTCATTAGCTGTCAGCCTTGAGCGCCTTACTTCTGACTTTGCTGTACGGGTTGCTGTTACCGGATTCGTTGCCACATGCCCCTCGGCTATTGCTTCACGAAAAACGTCAACAAGGGTTGACCTGATTAATTTTGCGGAAGCTGCTTTACCTTCTGCTACGTAGGTGTTTAGCATTGCTGCCACTTCTTTCGTTGATATGTCAGTGAGCGGTTTGTCCGGCAATTTTCTTCGGATTGCCNTGATTTTGCTGGCGTAGTCGAGTAGAGTTTTCGGCCTGATCCCCCTTTCGGTGAGGATTCTTTCATATCGGTCAAGCCACACATGAAGAGTGATTGCGTCACCGCCTTTAATTCTGTCTATCAGTGATTTGCGTCCGCTGTCTGAGAGTAACTCAATATTGGCCTGTATTGCTTCAGTGATTGCTATCCTCCTGTCTCGGCCTAATCCAAACTCTTTACCCGTCCTTGGGTCCCTGTAGCAGTAATATCCATTGTTTCTTATATAAAGGTTAGGGGGTAAATCCCGGCGCTCATGACTTCGCCTTCTTCCCATTTCTGATCCTCTTCAAAAGGCTACCTGTTACTGGTCGATTTAAGTCAACCTTTACCGCTGATTCGTGGAACAGATACTCTCTTCCATCCTTAACCGGAGGTGGGAATATCCTGCATTCGCGAACCCATCGACGAACTGTTTCAAGGCTTCTTGGGCGTCGCTGGCGTGCGTTCCACTCCTGAAGTGTCAAGTACATCGCAAAGTCTCCGCAATTACACGCAAGAAAAAACCGCCATCAGGCGGCTTGGTGTTCTTTCAGTTCTTCAATTCGAATATTGGTTACGTCTGCATGCGCTATCTGCGCCCATATCATCCAGTGGTTATAGCAGTCGTTGATGTTCTCTGCTTCGATAACCCTGTTGAATGGCTCTCCATTCCATTCACCTGTGACTCGGAAGTGCATTTATCATCTCCATAAAACAAAACTCGCCGTAGCGAGTTCAGATATAATTTCCACCAAAGGCAGTAGTTGCTTGATGCTAAGAATTATTCAATATCTATTCCTGTAATATCTTTTATCTTTTTCCTTGCAAAGCCTTTTGCTAGTGATTTTGAAACACTCATAAGTGTACTAATTCCCTCATCCTTAAAGTTTGTTTTTATAGCTTGCCAGACATCCTTTTGACGTAAGTCAGCAATAAAATCATGCCCTCTTGCTGTCAACCTCAGTGGTACTTCGATCCAACTATATCCAACACCTTCCCCTAACGCTTTGGACATTATATGACCGAATCCAGGTTTTCCATCAACCCTGACTATTAATTCGTAGTCACATAATAATCGCATATGGAAAATAAAATCTTGGTCATATCTATTAAAGCCATTATCCTCTAGTTCACTAAGCATCGTGTCAGGGCCACGAGTTTTTTCGAATGCGATAAGTAGATCTTTTAGATATTGCTGGTCTAATTTCATTGCCGCCTCCGTGACATGTCACAGAGATTTATATCATTAATTTTGTTTCGTGCCAGCCTTTGGTCACCCAGCATTGTGAGTCACCATTACACGGGCATGAATTAACAGGAACTCTCTCGCCGCACTTACCGCAACGTTTTCTGCTGATCGATTTTATACGCCAGCGCACACGTGCATCATCCTGGCGGCTCAGTAACGCGATGTACTCACCAAACTCGCAAGGCGCACGCCTGAAGCGACGCGTGGCACAGTTGGTGTGGCGGCCTCAGTCCGGAACAATTTGAAAACCAGAACCTCGCTTAGGCCTGTGTCCATATTACGTGGGTAGGATCATTCTGCTTTTCCTGCATCAGGAGAAAGACAATAATGGCGGCGCGGATACTTCCGGTATCTTTTTACGCGATATTCCCCTTCAATGGCACATACAAGAAGAGAGTCATCCACAGGAGTGATTGAGGAATCGACAACCAGCAACGCTTAATTATCTATAGTGTCGTATTTGCTTCATAAAATATGGCGAATAACACAAAGCCCGCAGCAGCTCATTGTGCGGGCTTTTCTTATACCTACTTCCTAGAGATAATTCTATGGAGGCATTAAATCAATACTGTCATTGGTAATATCATATTATCTAAAAGTCTTTCCACTTTTAACATCTAGGTATATTCTGTTCGACAACGTCATTCCTCCGCAATATGTGAAATAGATGTTTTCACCCTTATTGCTTGATGCCATCCACCCTCCGATTTCCTTAAAATCGCTTTCCGTGCAGACCCCTTCATTTATTAACTTCCTAGCTGCCGAAGAAAACTCTTTTTTGTATATACGGTAGTCATCAGATCCTTTGATTAAAGTATCATCTCCGCTCGCATTTTCAGCAGGATCTGATGGCCTTTCACTGCTAAGATCACTAAGTTTAACCCATTCTGAAAACTTGCCATTAACGATTCCATTTTTTCTTGTGCAGGATTTATTACCTTCTTTAATATATTCGCTTTCCCCTCCAACACATGAGGCTGAATATGGCTCAGTTATACGAACCCATTCACCTTTTTTTTCTAGAAAATCTACGCCTTCCCTGAAAAATAGTTTCCCAGCCACTCCACATTTACTTGAAGGGCAGGTATGTCTTTCCGTTCGATCAACAACAACCCATAGTTTTGATTCATTTTTNGCCATTGCCGATGGTATTTGAGATGAGACAATTAACGTAAGCCCTAAAATTAGTATTGATTTTTTCATTGTAATTTCCTTTTACTTTTTACAAAGCGTTTAATCATGGCTGATTATCTCTAAGCGTAGTAACACCCTTGTGCGAAACATGTTACCAAATCGCCATTTCAGTGTATCCGCAGTTAGGCTGCCACTTCAAGGATTCCTAATTACATGGTACGTAAGCGTAAAATCCCGTTGGTTGGCTGGTAATAACTCTGATCAAATCTCCCTTGTCTTTTGCTCTTACGTATGCAGCTCTTGTGTATTCAACCCAGGCCTCCAGTTCAGCAATACGCTTACTTCCATCCGAGATAACACCTTCTACTCACGCTGCTCGTTGAGTTTTGATTTTTGCTGTCTCCAGCTCAACACGCAGTTTCCCCACCGTTAGCGCAATATCCTCGTTCTCCTGGTCGCGGCGTTTGATGTATTGCTGGTTTCTTTCCCGTTCATCCAGCAGTGTCAGCACAATCGATGGTGTTACCAGCTCATGGAAAAGGTCCGCGTCAAATCCCCAGTTGTCATGCATTGCCTGCTCTGCCGCTTCACGCAGTGCCTGAGAGTGAATTACGCTCACTTCGAACCTCTCTGTTTACTGATAAGCTCCAGATCTTCCTGGCAACTTGCACAAGTCCGACAACCCTGAACGACCAGGCGTCTTCGTTCATCTATGGGATCGCCACACTCACAACAATGAGTGGCAGATATAGCCTGGTGGTTCAGACGACGCATTTTTATTGCTGTATTGCGCTGTAATTCTTCGATTTCTGATGCTGAATCAATGATGTCTGCCATCTTTCATTAATCCCTGAATTGTTGGTTAATACGCTTGAGGGTAAATGCGAATAATAAAAAAAGGAGCCTGTAGCTCCCTGATAATTTTGCTTTTCATGTTCACCGTTCCTTAAAAACGCCGTTTAACATGCCGATCGCCAGGCTTAAATGAGTCGGTGTGAATCCCATCAGCGTTACCGTTTCGCGGTGCTTCTTCAGTACGCTACGGCAAATGTCATCGACGTTTTTATCCGGAAACTGCTGTCTGGCTTTTTTGATTTCAGAATTAGCCTGACGGGCAATGCTGCGAAGGGCGTTTTCTTGCTGAGGTGTCATTAAACAAGCCCCATGTCGGCAAGCATAAGCACACAGAATATGAAGCCCGCTGCCAGAAAAATGCATTCAGTGGTTGTCATACCTGGTCTCTCTCATCTGCTTCTGCTTTCGCCACCATCATTTCCAGCTTTTGTGAAAGGGATGTGGCTAACGTATGAAATTCTTCGTCTGTTTCTGCTGGTATTGGCACAAACCTGACTCCAATTTGAGCGAGGCTATGTGCCATCTCGATACTCGTTCTTAACTCAACAGGAGATGCTTTGTGCATACAGCCCCCCNGTTTATTATTTATCTCCTCAGCCAGCCGCTGTGCTTTCAGTGGATTTCTGATAACAGAAAGGCCGGGAAATACCCAGCCTCGCTTTGTAACGGAGTAGACGAAAGTGATCGCGCCTACCCGGATATTATCGTGAGGATGCGTCATCGCCATTGCTCCCCAAATACAAAACCAATTTCAGCCAGTGCCTCGTCCATTTTTTCGATGAACTCCGGCACCATCTCGTCAAAACTCGCCATGTAATTTTCATCCCGCTCAATCACGACATAATGCAGGCCTTCACGCTTCATGCGCGGGTCATAGTTGGCAAAGTACCAGGCATCTTTTCGCGTCACCCACATGCTGTACTGCACCTGGGCCATGTAAGCCGACTTTATGGCCTCGAAACCACCGAGCCGGAACTTCATGAAATCCCTGGAGGTAAACGGGCATTTCAGCTCAAGGCCATTGCAGTCACTGCATAAACCATCGGGAGAGCAGGCTGTGCGCATACTTTCGTCGCGATAGATGATCGGGGATTCAGTAACATTCACGCCGGAAGTGAATTCAAACAGGGTTCTGGCGTCGTTCTCGTACTGTTTTCCCCAGGCCAGCGCCTTAGCATTAACTTCCGGAGCCACACCGGTGCAAACCTCAGCCAGCAGGGTGTGGAAGTAGGACATTTTCATGTCAGGCCACTTCTTTCCTGAGCGGGGCTTTGCTATCACGTTGTGAACTTCTGAAGCGGTGATGACGCCGAGCCGTAATTTGTGCCACGCATCATCCCCCTGTTCGACAGCTCTCACGTCGATCCCGGTACGCTGCAGGATAATGTCCGGTGTCATGCAGCCACCTTCTGCTCAGAGGCTTTCTGTTTCAGGAATCCAAGAGCTTTCACTGCTTCGGCCTGTGTCAGTTCTGACGATGCGCGAATGTCGCGGCGAAATATCTGGGAACAGAGCGGCAATAAGTCGTCATCCCATGTTTTGTCCAGGGCAATCAGCAGAGTGTTAATCTCCTGCATGGTTTCATCGTTAACCGGAGTGATGTCGCGTTCCGGCTGACGTTCTGCAGTGTATGCGGTATTTTCGACAATGCGCTCGGCTTCATCCTTGTCATAGATACCAGCAAATCCGAAGGCCAGACGGGCACACTGAATCATGGCTTTATGACGTAACATCCGTTTGGGATGCGACTGCCACGGCCCCGTGATTTCTCTGCCTTCGCGAGTTTTGAATGGTTCGCGGCGGCATTCATCCATCCATTCGGTAACGCAGATCGGATGATTACGGTCCTTGCGGTAAATCCGGCATGTGCAGGATTCATTGTCCTGCTCAAAGTCCATGCCATCAAACTGCTGGTTTTCATTGATGATGCGGGACCAGCCATCAACGCCCACCACCGGAACAATGCCGTTCTGCTTATCAGGGAAGGCGTAAATTTCTTTCGTCCACGGATTAAGGCCGTACTGGTTGGCGACGATCAACAATGCGATGAACTGCGCATCGCTGGCATCACCTTTAAATGCCGTCTGGCGAAGAGTGGTGATCAGTTCCTCTGGGTCGACAGAATCCATGCCGACACGTTCAGCCAGCTTCCCTGCCAGCGTTGCGAGTGCTGTACTCATCCGTTTTATACCTCTGAATCAATATCAACCTGATGGTGAGCAATGGTTTCAACCATGTACCGGATGTGTTCTGCCATGCGCTCCTGAAACTCAACATCGTCATCAAACGCACGGGTAATAGCTTTTTTGCTGGCCCCGTGGCGTTGCAAATGATCGATGCATAGCGATTCAAACAGGTGCTGGGGCAGGCCTTTTTCCATGTCGTCTGCCAGTTCTGCCTCTTTCTCTTCACGGGCGATCTGCTGGTAGTGACGCGCCCAGCTCTGAGCCTCAAGACGATCCTGAATGTAATAAGCGTTCATGNCTGAACTCCTGAAAATGGCTGTGAAAATATCGCCCGCGAAATGCCAGGCTGATTAGGAAAACAGGAAAGGGGGGTTAGTGATTCAGGCCGTTACCGCGTCCGTCGAGAAAAACTTCTACGAGCAAATCACGGGTATAAGTGCGCTCGATGCCGCGATGCAGATAAAGCCGCCCGCGTAAATTAGCTGATGCAGTCCAGGTACCATCTTTGTGTTTGACCAGCATTCCTGGCATGACCGCGCCGCGATTAACGGTCTGCGTTCCGTAATGTTGATGAACCATAAAAACTCCTGCCCGTAAGCTGGGCTGCTGAACATATAGAGACTTCTGCGCGTATTCAGGCGGTGGATGGCCGCCGGTTGTCATAACTAAGCCGCCTCGTTGAAGCGACTGAGGTATAAAGTGTTGTGTTGATTTCAGCTGGTCACACCGACGTTCACGCGTCCGTTTCACCCCTCGCACTCCCCGAAGCCTGCTGAAATTCAAACTGCGGATCTAAGCGGTCATCGCAACGGTGAAACAGGTGGTTGCCGTATCGTTGTGTTGTTGCGACATGGTGATAATAGCTATTGCTATTGGTGATATCAATACTTATTGCTATTGATTGATGTATTTTGATATTAACTGTTTGATAGCAAAAGGAATTAATTTTGTGACTTGCATCGCATAGCGATAACTGAAGCGGGGGTTGTGGTGGTTTTTTGAACGGTGTGTGATGAGGGGAGGCAAAAGAAAACCCGGCACGACGGCCGGGGAAATCATTTCGCATCTACAATAAATAACCTGTTTATCTGGCCTTTTTTAACAGTAGCCTTTGCGGTTATAGTGAATACTGCAGATGGATCACCTTTGGTTGATATATATGCACTAAGAGCTCTAATATACGGGTTATTCTTCTTTCCTGCAGCTGGATCGCTAATTTCAGCAGTGATTCTCTTTTTTNGAGTCATCACCATCTAAAATTATTTTAGCTGTCATATTTTGTGCATCAAATTCTGTAAGAAAAGCACGATACTCACGAAGACCGAGAACTTCATCATCATCAAGCCTATCAATTTCAGCTTTATCTCTCTCGTTAACTTTTAGAAGGCAGCCGTCAACATTTGTTGCAACACTTATCTGATCGCAAGTATTACCAATAGGTGATACTGCCTGCCTTACAGAGGGGCGAAGCTCTACAGCCATTCGGTCAATCAAAGAGATCAACTTATCAATGGTTCCAGCATCCTTGTTTCCTAGTGCCTCTATGGCCTTTTCAAGTGACTGCTGCAAAGCTTTCATTTCATCTTTCTTGTTAGAATTTCTCGCAAAAATATATTGTAGTATTGCGCCAAGTATAGTTGCGGCGATCCCCGAGAACAACTGGTTCTGAGTGGCGAAGTTAAGAACTGCTTCAAGAGTAAAGCAGTTAGCTTTTGCTTCGCGTGCGTAAACCTTAACTTCCTGATAATTAATGTATTTACTATATTTTTGTGTAACAGAGAAAGAAGCTGCTGTTGAGAGAACTTTAGAAAAACCCTTTAGGGATTCTCCTAGGCAGTTCAAATCTATTTCATGATTTAAAGCATCTTTTCCGTCATACCTAAGAGAGATTTTTATATCCTGTAAAGCGTCACAATCCATAAATCGCTCTCGTCTAATTCTAATTAAATTTACTATCCCCTAAACGACTCATCAGCACAGTACTGATTATCCATGTTTCCTGTACGTCTGGGGCATGCTCCCAATAACTTTACCGAAGATGAACACCCGGTTCATCTCGTCTTTCTCGATCGGNTCCCACGGTGAGTAGCTCTTGTTATCAGAGATAACCAACAGCTTATCCTTCATCATTTGCAGGCGCTTTACATGGGCTGTGTCGTCGTACAGAAACGCATAGATGCCATCACCGTCGAAAGATTTAACCGTGATATCAACGAACAGCAGATCACCTGGTTCGATTGTTCCTGACATGCTGTCACCACGTACGTTAATGATGCGGATATTTTCCGCCTTCCTGCCATCGAACATGTGACGAGCATCGTCAAACGAGTACTCAACCGAGCGTAGGACTTCTACAAACTCACGGTTGATGACTCCCGGCCCGGCACTCACTTCTATATCAAGAACGTCAATCTTGAAGTATTTGGAATGGTTGACAGTAGGCTTCCCTGATTGTTGACCGTCATTTCTCATCGGGCCTATGCCTGATGAGAGCCACTCTGTTCGAACACCCAATGCATTAGCTATTTCAACAATTTTTGTTGAGCCGCGCGCGTTGCCGCTTGTCAGTCTCCAGATTGTGGGTTGAGCTACGCCAGACGCCTTTGCAAGAGCGCCTTGAGACATCCCAGATTGTTCCATCGCTAGGTTTAAGCGATCAGCAAGAGTTTCTTTTTTCATAAGTTTTAATTTATACGCTTGCGTATTGATGGTCAAAACACGTTTTGCTATTGCCATGGTTAATACGCATTGCTATTATTCCATTCATTGTAATACCAATAGGAATTGATAATGACAAATCAAACCATTCAACTCGCAATCAGTATTACAGGTAGTCAAAAACGACTGGCAGATCTATGCGGTGTAGCCCAGCCCACTGTTTGGCGTTGGCTACACGGTGGCGGAATTGATGCCCGCTATGTAATGAAAATTGTCTCAGCCACTGGTGGAAAGATTAAGCCAGCAGATATTCGTCCCGACCTCGCACCATTGTTTAACGCGAGTAATTCTGCCGCCTAATCTGCGGCGTTAACTGATAAGGCGATGATTATGCAACCACTTACATACCAACAGACTAGCGGATTTAGCCCGACTGCGGTGATAAATCGTTCTCAAATAAAACAGGTGCCAGGCCACGAAAAAATTCGTGATGCCGTCCGCGCCTGGTCTGCTGAAGATAATCAGGATGTAGTTGCCGCACTCATTGTGAATGAGTATCGAGCACAGGGCGGCGGCACCATCGATTTTCCTGATGATGTCAGTCGTGCACGCCAGAAGCTGTTCCGCTTCCTCGATAACAAATTCGATTCTGAAAAATACCGAAATAACGTGCGTGAACTGACCCCGGCAATTCTGGCGGTACTACCGCTGGAATATCGCGGCCACCTGGTTGAGCAGGATAGCTTCATGGCTCGGCTGGCTGAAATGGAAAAGGAACTCAGTGAGGCAAAGCAGGCGGTCATTCTCAACGCACCACGCCACCAGAAACTGAAGGAGATGAGTGAAGGCATTGTGTCGATGTTTCGAGTGGACCCAGATCTGGCTGGTCCATTGATGGCGATGGTCACCACCATGCTGGGGGCAATATGACAGGTTCAAAAATGGCGAAAGTCGGTCTGCGGGAACAGAACCGACTTTCAGGTGCAAATCGTAACACACTCATTGCGGGAGGAATTATGGCAAACACTGCTGAGATATTCAATTTTCCAGTGCCGGATGCGGCACAAAAGGAGCCGCGCGTGGCAGATCTCGATGATGGTTATACGCGCATTGCAAATGAGTTGCTGGAAGCTGTGATGCTGGCCGGATTAACACAGCACCAGCTTCTGGTCTTTCTGGCTGTCATGCGCAAAACATATGGCTTTAATAAAAAACTGGATTGGGTTAGCAACGAGCAACTTTCCGAATTAACCGGGATATTGCCGCACAAGTGTTCTGCTGCAAAAAGTGCTCTGGTAAAGCGTGGGATTTTTATTCAGAGCGGGCGGAATATAGGCATTAATAATGTGGTCAGTGAATGGTCAACATTACCCGAATCAGGTAAGAAAAATAAAGTTTACCTGAAAGAGNTAAATTTACCTGAATCAGGTAAGAAAAGTTTACCCAAATCAGGTAAAGGCACTTACCCGAATCAGGTAAACACAAAAGACAAACTAACAAAAGACAATATAAAACCTTATTCGTCCGAGAATTCTGGCGAATCCTCTGACCTGCCAGAAAACGACCTTCCTGTGGTGAAAGCGGATGCTGCGATTCAGAGCGGCAGCAAGTGGGGGACAGCAGAAGACCTGACCGCCGCAGAGTGGATGTTTGACATGGTGAAGACCATCGCGCCATCAGCCAGAAAACCGAATTTTGCTGGGTGGGCTAACGATATCCGCCTGATGCGTGAACGTGACGGACGTAACCACCGCGATATGTGTGTGCTTTTCCGCTGGGCCTGCCAGGACAACTTCTGGTCCGGTAACGTGCTGAGTCCGGCCAAACTCCGCGACAAGTGGACCCAGCTCGAAATCAACCGTAACAAGCAACAGGCTGGCGTGACAGCCGGAAAACCAAAACTCGACCTGACAAACACTGACTGGATTTACGGGGTGGATCTATGAAAAACATCGCCGCACAGATGGTTAACTTTGACCGTGAGCAGATGCGTCGGATCGCCAACAACATGCCGGAACAGTACGACGAAAAGCCACAGGTACAGCAGGTAGCGCAGATCATCAACGGTGTGTTCAGCCAGTTACTGGCAACTTTCCCGGCGAGTCTGGCTAACCGTGACCAGAACGAACTGAACGAAATCCGCCGCCAGTGGGTTCTGGCTTTCCGGGAAAACGGGATCACCACAATGGAACAGGTTAACGCAGGAATGCGCGTAGCCCGTCGGCAGAATCGACCATTTCTGCCATCACCCGGGCAGTTTGTTGCATGGTGCCGGGAAGAAGCATCCGTTATCGCCGGACTGCCAAACGTCAGCGAGCTGGTTGATATGGTTTACGAGTATTGCCGGAAGCGAGGCCTGTATCCGGATGCGGAGTCTTATCCGTGGAAATCAAACGCGCACTACTGGCTGGTTACCAACCTGTATCAGAACATGCGGGCCAATGCGCTTACTGATGCGGAATTACGCCGTAAGGCCGCAGATGAGCTTGTCCATATGACTGCGAGAATTAACCGTGGTGAGGCGATCCCTGAACCAGTAAAACAACTTCCTGTCATGGGCGGTAGACCTCTAAATCGTGCACAGGCTCTGGCGAAGATCGCAGAAATCAAAGCTAAGTTCGGACTGAAAGGAGCAAGTGTATGACGGGCAAAGAGGCAATTATTCATTACCTGGGGACGCATAATAGCTTCTGTGCGCCGGACGTTGCCGCGCTAACAGGCGCAACAGTAACCAGCATAAATCAGGCCGCGGCTAAAATGGCACGGGCAGGTCTTCTGGTTATCGAAGGTAAGGTCTGGCGAACGGTGTATTACCGGTTTGCTACCAGGGAAGAACGGGAAGGAAAGATGAGCACGAACCTGATTTTTAAGGAGTGTCGCCAGAGTGCCGCGATGAAACGGGTATTGGCGGTATATGGAGTTAAAAGATGACCATCTACATCACTGAGCTAATAACAGGCCTGCTGGTAATCGCAGGCCTTTTTATTTGGGGGAGAGGGAAGTCATGAAAAAACTAACCTTTGAAATTCGATCTCCAGCACATCAGCAAAACGCTATTCACGCGGTACAGCAAATTCTTCCAGACCCAACCAAACCAATCGTAGTAACCATTCAGGAACGCAACCGCAGCTTAGACCAGAATCGAAAGCTTTGGGCTTGCCTTGGTGACGTCTCTCGTCAGGTTGAATGGCATGGTCGCTGGCTGGATGCAGAAAGCTGGAAGTGTGTGTTTACCGCAGCATTAAAGCAGCAGGATGTTGTTCCTAACCTTGCCGGGAATGGCTTTGTGGTAATAGGCCAGTCAACCAGCAGGATGCGTGTAAGCGAATTTGCGGAGCTATTAGAGCTTATACAGGCATTCGGTACAGAGCGTGGCGTTAAGTGGTCAGACGAAGCGCGACTGGCTCTGGAGTGGAAAGCGCGATGGGGAGATCGGGCTGCATGACTATCAAATCAAATACGCCAGCACACGATAAGGACTGCTGGCAAACGCCGCTCTGGCTTTTTGATGCGCTGGATATTGAGTTTGGATTCTGGCTGGATTCAGCAGCGAGCGACAAAAACGCTCTGTGCGCTCACTGGCTAACTGAGGCTGACGACGCGCTAAATTCTGAGTGGATAAGCCACGGTGCAATCTGGAATAACCCACCGTACAGCAATATCAGGCCGTGGGTGGAAAAAGCCGCTGAGCAGTGCATACAACAGCGACAGACGATAGTGATGCTTGTGCCAGAGGATATGTCTGTCGGATGGTTCAGCAAGGCTCTGGAGAGTATTGACGAAGTTCGCATCATTACTGATGGACGGATTAATTTTATCGAACCATCGACAGGGCTGGAGAAGAAGGGAAACAGCAAAGGTTCCATGTTGCTGATTTGGCGACCGTTCATCAGTCCTCGACGGATGTTTACTACCGTATCCAAAGCGGCATTGATGGCGATCGGGCAGGGCGTCAGGAGGGCAGAATGAGACGACAGCGACGAAGCATCACCGACATCATCTGCGAAAACTGCAAATACCTTCCAACGAAACGCTCCAGAAATAAACGCAAGCCAATCCCAAAAGAATCTGACGTAAAAACCTTCAACTACACGGCTCACCTGTGGGATATCCGGTGGCTAAGACATCGTGCGAGGAATACAAGGTGATTGACCCAAATCGAAGTTACGAACAAGAAAGCGTCGAGCGGGCTTTAACGTGCGCTAATTGCGGTCAGAAGCTGCATGTGCTGGAAGTTCACGTGTGTGAGTACTGCTGTGCAGAGCTGATGAGCGATTCGAATAGCTCGATGCACGAGGAAGAAGATGATGGCTAAACCAGCGCGAAGACGATGTAAAAACGATGAATGTCGGGAATGGTTTCACCCTGCATTCGCTAATCAGTGGTGGTGCTCTCCAGAGTGTGGAACCAAGATAGCACTCGAGCGACGAAGCAAAGAACGCGAAAAAGCGGAAAAAGCAGCAGAGAAGAAACGACGACGAGAGGAGCAGAAACAGAAAGATAAACTTAAGATTCGAAAACTCGCCTTAAAGCCCCGCAGTTACTGGATTAAACAAGCCCAACAAGCCGTAAACGCCTTCATCAGAGAAAGAGACCGCGACTTACCATGTATCTCGTGCGGAACGCTCACGTCTGCTCAGTGGGATGCCGGGCATTACCGGACAACTGCTGCGGCGCCTCAACTCCGATTTGATGAACGCAATATTCACAAGCAATGCGTGGTATGCAACCAACATAAAAGCGGAAATCTCGTTCCGTATCGCGTCGAACTGATTAACCGCATCGGGCAGGAAGCAGTAGACGAAATCGAATCAAACCATAACCGCCATCGCTGGACTGTCGAAGAGTGCAGGGCCATCAAGGCGGAGTATCAACAGAAACTTAAAAAACTGCGAAACAGCAGAAGTGAGGCTGCATGACGTTCTCAGTAAAAACCATTCCAGATCACAAGGGAGAAGGCGCATGGGCATAAGAGAACTAAACCTCACCAAAGAACAGCACGAGTGGCTGAATGGCTGGCTTGAACTGTGGGGCGCATGGGTTTATTCAGGTCGTCTGGAAAAGCGCATGAGCAGCGTAATAGCTAAGTTCATGGAGAGCGTAGAGCCGGGAAGAGTTATGACAAGGCCAATGTGTAATGATGATGATGGAATGTTGATTTCTCAGGTCGTCGATTCCGTCATGTACATTGACAAGAAAGCCTTTGGCATCCTCCTCAGCTACTACGCCCACGGCTCTTCCAAGCACGCCATTGCATCTTACTATTATCGCGTCGCAAGACCTCGCAAGATGTTATGCCGGGGCGGCGGGCGCATTCAAAAACCATCGCTCGCAACCTGTCGACGGGAAGTTGACGAAATCCTCAATGCCTCGTTGTTTATGATTTACCCGGTTCTGGATAGTGCGTTTAAAAACCGGAAACGTGTAGAGAAAATTAAACATGTAGCATAGAACGTGTTGACATTATTGAGCAAATGAGCAACACTATTCGCATAAGCTGCCGTTAGTGACTCTTAAGTTGCAACGGTGGCTTTTTTTATTTGGGTCAGTCGTATAAAGGTCATTACGGAAGGCTGTTAACCTTCTTATCGTGGTTCGAGTCCACGCTGTCCCGCCAAATATGCTGGTTTAGCTCCAATGGTAGAGCGGTCGCCTTGTAAGCGAATGGGTAGCGGTTCAAGTCCGTTAACCAGCACCATAACTGAGCCGTAGCCACTGGATGTCCTGAATTCATCAGTGATAGTTATGCTGCGGTCTTCTTTTTCTCCCTTCCCAATATAAGAACTACGCAATCCGTTACTGGCGGAGGCGTTGCTATGAAATCAATGGACAAAATCTCAACTGGCATTGCCTACGGAACATCCGCTGGTAGTGCGGGATACTGGTTTTTGCAGTGGTTGGATCAGGTCAGTCCATCACAGTGGGCTGCGATTGGGGTGCTTGGAAGCCTTGTGTTGGGCTTTCTCACCTATCTGACAAATCTGTACTTCAAAATCAGAGAAGACAGAAGAAAGGCTGCGAGAGGTGAATAATGCCTCCATCATTACGAAAAGCCGTTGCTGCGGCTATTGGTGGCGGGGCTATTGCTATAGCATCTGTGTTAATCACTGGCCCAAGTGGTAACGATGGTCTGGAAGGCGTCAGCTACATACCATATAAAGATATCGTTGGTGTATGGACTGTATGTTACGGGCATACCGGAAAAGACATTATGCTCGGTAAAACGTATACCGAAGCAGAATGCAAAGCCCTCCTGAATAAAGACCTTGCCACTGTCGCCAGACAAATTAACCCGTACATCAAAGTCGATATACCGGAAACAACGCGCGGCGCTCTTTACTCGTTCGTTTACAACGTTGGTGCTGGAAATTTCAGAACATCGACGCTTCTTCGCAAAATCAACCAGGGCGATATCAAAGGCGCATGTGATCAGCTACGGCGCTGGACATACGCTGGCGGTAAGCAATGGAAAGGCTGATGACTCGCCGTGAGATTGAGTGTGAAGTCTGTTTGTGGGGGCAACAATGAGTAGAGTAACCGCGATTATCTCCGCTCTGGTTATCTGCATCATCGTCTGCCTGTCATGGGCTGTTAATCATTACCGTGATAACGCCATGACCTACAAAGAGCAGCGCAATAAAGCCACATCCATCATCGCTGATATGCAGAAGCGTCAACGTGATGTAGCAGAACTCGACGCAAGATATACAAAGGAACTTGCTGATGCTAACGCGACTATCGAAAGTCTCCGTGCTGATGTTTCTGCTGGTCGTAAGCGCCTGCAAGTCTCCGCCACCTGTGCAAAGTCAACGACCGGAGCCAGCAGCATGGGCGATGGAGAAAGCCCAAGACTTACAGCAGATGCTGAACTCAATTATTACCGTCTCCGAAGTGGAATAGACAGGATAACCGCGCAGGTTAACTACCTGCAGGAGTACATCAGGACTCAGTGCCTGAAATAATTTTTTTGCAAATCACAAAGTCCATTTAATGAGCCTCGCGATGCGGGGCTTTTTTATGTCCGCAGTAAACGCGCTTCACACGCGCGACTTATGAACACAGAACCTTTCAGGATGACCCTTGAGGATGCCGGTTTGGTGATCGGTACCTTTCTGTGGGCCGGAATCCTGTGTGACAAGGTTCATCACTAAAAGGTAATTACTGATGAAGTACCCAACAGTTATTGTCAATGGTGTGTCCGTTCGTGTTGATGAGGATGGACGCTACAACTTAAACGATCTCCATGCAGCAGCAGTTGCAAATGGAGAGGCTACAGAGCAACAGCGCCCAAGCCAGTTTTTGCGTAGCGCGCAGATAAAACGCTTTATAAAAGCACTGGAGGCCAAAGTGCAAAAAAGCACTTTGGAACAAATTCAGCCACTTAAAATAATCAAAGGTGGTGCAGAACCAGGTGTGTGGGGTGTTGAACTTCTGGCAATCAGATATGCAGCATGGATTAAGCCGGAATTTGAAATCGAAGTTTATGAAGTTTTCAAAACGGTTGTCCGTCTCGGTGTTGGCGCAATGTCCCGTCTGAATAGAATCGATCACATCATCAATACTGAAACCAAAGCGATAAGCCAGTGCGCAAGCCAAATGGCTAAGTGGGGCGTTGGTGGGCGAAAAAGATTGCTTCATGTTGCACGTGAGAGAGCGGCAAATGAAGTGCAAATGTATTTGCCCGGAATGGTGTGATTCTGCTGGTTAATCCGGGCAGCCCTTCAGTGAGGGCTGCAATAATGCTTTATTCGTATGAAGACGAAGGGTAATCTGTAGGCTCTGATTATCTAATGGAGGGTTTATGATGGACAATTATTTTAAATCTGGCGATAACCGAGTATCTGATTCTGAGCACCAGCGTTTAGTGGCTACCAAAGCAGCTCTTGAAATTATCAAGGCCGCCGTATCTGCCCCTACCGATGCGAAAAACGTGTCTTATGATTTGGAGGAGGCAATAAAATACCTTCCGCGGTTGACTGATGCTATTCAGGAAACGATTGGTAAATAGCATTTCGTTTTAGTTTTATTATTTCACCTTAAATATGAGTAAGATTAAGACAAAGCTACCTACGAGTAGCTTTTTTAATGGCTATAGCATTAGGAACATAATCATGTAAAAACCGGATAAAGAAGCCATCGGACGGCGTCTAGTAAAACAGTAATCAAGATATGCAATACTGAAACGCCGCCTGGTATTCTCTGAGATAAAGAAGAATTAATTAAGTATTAGTCATTGAATGTTTTATGTGCTCGAATAATGTGAGAGCATCATCAGATAATTCACGCCGAGAGATCCAGTCATGCTCATTCAATTGCCATGCAAGGCCTAAAGCTTGATTCAATCCTGGATATGCAATTGGTGAGTCATCAGAGTTACTACTTGCGGCTTCCATTTTGGCTAATGGAATTCTTAAACGATTGATCTTACGTTTATAGATCTGTATCTCATTTCGCACATGATTCAATGGAGATCCATCATTTTTTGCAAATTGATCTAATGTTCTTACTAGTTCATACATTCCTAAAACCCAGAGATAGGAAGAAGTGATATGATCACTTAAGTCGTGCATTGGGTTTTTTAGATATCCAGTCTTGATGAGTTCAGCATCATCATTAACTAGGCGAGAATCTAGTGCACCTAGATGTTGAAGTGTTATTGTCGACCATTGATTGTGGGCCGTAATTGCATGGGAACAGTCAACCCACCTCTTGTTTCTGTCTGCATCAAATAATCCAGCAATGTAAGCTCTAAGCCTACCATTGTGGGGCTTCTTTAATTCCTCAGACAAATTATCCATTTGATCTCCTAGGGTACTATATGGCACTCACCGACAAGCAAGAAATGTTCTGTCGCGAGTACCTCATCGATTTAAACGCCACGCAAGCGGCTATTCGGGCGGGGTACAGCGCAAAGACAGCTAACCGTACCGCATCCGAAAACCTGTCAAAACCTGACATCAAGTTAAGAATCGCCGAACTGAAAGCGCAACGCAATGATCTTGTTGGTATTAATGCAGAATATGTACTTAATCGCCTTATTGAAATCGACCAGATGGATGTGCTTGACATTCTCCTGCAAAACGGTGAGCTAAAACCCATTAAAGACTGGCCTAAGGTATGGCGCACAACGTTATCAGGAATGGATGTCGTGGAGATGGCATCCGCAGATAGCGCCGCACTCCTGAAGAAAATCAAATGGCCTGATAAGGTTAAAAACCTCGAACTTCTTGGTAAGCATGTTTCTGTTCAGGCGTTTAAAGACAACGTCAAAAATGAAGTGACTGGCGCTGATGGAGGACCAGTCAGAACAGAAATTACCAACTTAACGCCGGAGCAGGCTGCAGAGGCGTATAGAAAAATGATGGNCTAAGTATGCCGTTACCATTCCCCTTCGATTTTAAACATCCTGATTACCAGATGGTTTTTGAATGGCGGATGGAACGCTTACAGCGCATTCGCCAGAATCCTGAAATATTGCCTGCACTAAAACAGTTTTACCGAACCAATCCGGCTCAGTTCATCATCGACTGGGGCATGACAACGGACCCGCGTAATATTGATTATGGCCTGCCGGTGACCATTCCGTTTTTACTCTTCCCTAAGCAGGAGGAGTGGATCCACTGGATTATGGAACGCTGGGGCAATCGGGAGAATGGTATTACCGAAAAATCCCGTGAAATGGGGCTCAGTTGGACCGCGATCGGACTGGCCTGCTCGCTTTGTCTCTTCAACAAAGAAATGGTTATCGGTTTCGGCTCCCGTAAAGAGGAATACGTCGACAGCACCGGTGACCCGAAAGCATTGTTCTGGAAGGCGCGCAAGTTCGTGGAAACACTACCTGTAGAGTTTCGCGGTTCGTGGAGCGAGAAGAAGCACGCGCCATATATGCGTGTTGAGTTTCCTGAAACTGGTGCCGTTATCAAAGGCGAGGCTGGCGATAATATTGGTCGTGGTGACCGTACCACGCTTTATCTGGTTGATGAGGCTGCATTCCTTCAGCGTCCTCTGCTGATTGATGCGGCGTTGTCACAAACGACGCGTTGCCGTATTGACCTGAGTTCAGTTAATGGCATGGCGAACCCGTTCGCTCAGAAGCGTCATGGCGGGAAGATACCGGTATTCACATTCCACTGGCGGGATGATCCTCGCAAGGATGAAGAGTGGTATCGCAGGGAATGCGAGAAAATCGATAATCCGGTGGTGGTGGCACAGGAACTTGATCTGAACTACAGCGCATCAGCGGAAGGCGTTCTGATTCCATCCGAATGGGTACAGGCTGCCGTTGATGCGCATATCAAACTGGGGATCCAGCCAACAGGCAAACGACTTGGCGCGATGGATGTCGCCGACGAAGGCAGGGACAAAAATGCCTTTTCCACCCGTCATGGCTTCCTCCTGGAGAATGTGCGGGAATGGTCCGGTGTGGGCAGCGACATTTATCAGTCCGTCGAGAAGGTTTTCGGCTTTTGCGAACAGGACAACCTCGAAGAGTTTCGCTTTGACGAGGACGGGCTGGGCGCTGGCGTTCGCGGCGATGCACGCGCTATCAACGAACTGCGTAACGCTGCGCGCCGACCGTCAATACTCGCCACACCGTTTCGAGGTAGTGGCGCGGTATTTGATCCGGATGATGAAGCTGTTCGCGGGGACAACGGGCAAGCCGCACGTCTTAACAAGGACTTCTTCGCTAACGCCAAAGCCCAGAGCTGGTGGCGGTTACGTAAACTTTTTCAGAATACCTGGCGCGCCGTGGTTGAAGGTATGGCTTACAACCCGGACGAAATCATCTCAATCAGCAGTAGCATGGCACTCAAAGATAAACTCATCATCGAGCTTTCGCAGCCGACCTATTCCATTAATAGTGTGGGAAAAATCGTTATTGATAAACAGCCTGATGGAACCCGGTCGCCAAACCTTGCCGACTCGGTGATGATCAACTATGCCCCAATGAATTCAGCCCTGAACATCTGGGAGCTGCTAGGGAGACAGGCCTGATGGCACGAAACAAGCAAGCCTCTCAGCGAACGGCACAGGCCACCGCTGATGGCTATGAGAACTTTGTCGCCCGCGTAGGGATGCAGACACCTAACCAGCACTCAGCATCCACCTACCGGGCTAATTTCACCAGTCGTAACCGCATGCTGGTGGAATGGTCCTATCGTTCATCCTGGATCATCGGCGAAGCAGTCGATGCTATCCCGGATGATATGACCCGCAAAGGCATTCGCATCACTTCGGAAATTGATGCAAAAGATCGTGGCATTCTCGAATCACAACTGGATGAGTTGCAAATCTGGGATGCGCTGAATGACGTGCTGAAATGGTCGCGCCTCTACGGCGGCGCGGTGGGTTTCATCATGATTGAGGGGCAGGCACCAATGACCCCGCTGCGACCCGAAACCATCGGTAAGGGCAAGTTTAAGGGGATTCTCCCGCTCGACCGCTGGATGATTGACCCGGTACTGACCCGCCGCATTAAAGATATGGGGCCGGACCTGGGTAAACCTGAGTTTTACGATGTGGTGACCACCGCGACAGGTATCCCTTCCTGGCGTATCCATCACAGTCGCCTGATTCGATTCGACGGCGTCACGCTACCTTTCCAGCAGAAAATGACCGAGAACGAATGGGGCATGTCCGTTGTGGAGCGTATCTGGGATCGTCTTACTGCGTTCGACAGCGCCACTGTCGGCGCGGCGCAGCTGGTCTACAAAGCGCATTTGCGTACCTACAGCGTGGAGAAGCTACGCGAGCTTATCGCACTTGGTGGTCCTGCGTATGAAGCGTTGCTGAAGAATATCGACCTGATTCGACAGTTCCAGAGCAATGAAGGCATGACGCTCATGGACTCGCGGGATAAGTTTGAAACGCATCAGTACAGCTTCAGTGGTCTGGATGACATCCTATCACAGTTTGCAGAACAGATTAGTGGCGCTGTTGGTATTCCACTGGTGCGGTTGTTCGGACAGTCCCCGAAAGGATTTTCAACCGGTGATGCAGATCTTGCCAACTATTACGACCGGGTGAGCTCATTGCAGGAGCGCCGCTTACGGCTGCCGATGCGCCGGATACTGGACATTATGCACCGCTCGGAACTCGGTAAGCCACTGCCGGACGATTTCACGTTTGAGTTTAACCCGCTATGGCAAATGTCTGACGTTGACCGCTCAACGGTGGCCGTAAACACCACCAACGCGATCAGCACCGCGCTGGGCGACGGATTGATGACGCGTAAGGCGGCAATGACCGACCTGCGCGAAAACTCTGACGTCACCGGCATCGGGGCATCCATTACCGACGAGGACATAGAGAATGCCGAAGACGAAGCGCCGCCAGGCATCGGCGAACTTGGCGACAACCCGCCAGAGTCGCCAGGCGGAGATCCGATATCGAACGAGCCTACGGCAGATAGCGCGGGCGGTCGGGGATATCGTAAATGGGCGCTACGATGGTTCAAACGATAGCGTCACCGAAATCATGGATGCGCTGGAGCGCTACAGCGAAATCATCACCCCNTGGGCGACGAAGGTTGCTGAGAACTTTACCGCCGACATTGCGCGCCAGAATGAAAAGCAGTGGCGTCAGCACAGCCGGAACATCAGTGCAGAGCTGCGCAACATGGTTGACCGCGCCCCGGTAGGCCAGGTGATGAAATCCATCGTTGCCGAGCAGATTAAGTACATCAAATCGCTCCCCCTCGAGGCGGCTGACAGGGTGTACGACATCCAGAATCGGGCGATTGAAGCTGTTGTGACCGGTGGGAGAGCGGAACATTTTGCTAAAGAAATAGCTGCATCGGGTGATATAGCAAAGTCCAGAGCTGACCTGATTGCCCGTACTGAACTTGGACGTGCAACCGGCGCGCTGGATCAGGCGCGTGCGCTGGCAATTGGTTCGAATGGTTATATCTGGCGTACAGCCGAAGATGGTGATGTCAGGCATTCTCATCGGGAAATGGAAGGTAAATTTGTCGAATGGGGCAAACCTCCAACGCTTGACTGCATGACAGGTCACGCTGGCGAGTTCCCGAATTGTCGCTGTTATAAAGAAATTGTTTTTCCCACCTCCCATTCTTACCCCGCCTGAATCGCAGGTAACACATGAAATATTTTTTCAATACCCGGCTGGGGGAAACCCGCTATCAGCTGGCTGACGGCTCGTTGCTGTGCAAAGACGTGCCGATAGGACGAACAGGTAAGCAGCTCTATGGTGCTGATGACCTGCCAAAACTGAAACCCGATAAGTTCGGTGAAATAGTCGTCACGCGTTCTCCTGAGCAGGTATTCCATCCGGCCACGCTTGCCTCATTCGAAGGAATGAGTATCACGGTGTTGCATCCCGAGGATGAAAACGGGGATGTGCGGCTGGTGAATCCAGAGAACTGGAAAGAGCTCGCGGTCGGGCATCTTCAGAATGTCCGGCGCGGGACGGGTGTGCAGTCTGATTTGATGCTGGCTGACCTTATCGTCAAAGACGAAAACGCCATTCAGCTGATCGAAGATGGCCTGCGCGAAGTGTCGTGTGGCTATGACGCGGAATATAAGCAGACTGAGCCGGGTAAGGCTGAGCAGGTTGATATTACCGGAAACCATGTGGCTCTTGTCCCTAAAGGCAGAGCCGGAAATCGTTGTGCAATTGGAGACAGAGACACAATGGCAAATCAAAAGAAAAGCTGGTGGACCCGCATGCGCACGGCCATCAAAACGGGTGACGCTGACACCATGAACGAACTGGTGGAGTCGGCTCCCGCATCGGTTACAGGAGATGAGGGGGATTTGCCGCAGGGCGTTAATCTCAACATCAACCTGTCCCCGCAGCAACCGCTACCGGACAAAGCACCAGAGATGGGCGGAGGTCCAACGGGCGACAGTGATGATGACCTCAAAACATTACTGAAAGCCNTGATGGCTAAGCTGGAAGGAAATGCGACGGGCGATAACGACAATAAGTCTGACGATAATCCGACCGGTGACGGCGAGGACGATGAAGAGGAAACCACGATTACTGGTGACTCAGCCTGGCGTGCCGAAGTTATCGTTCCGGGTATCGATCTGAGCCGTAAGATGAAACCGACCGCGTTCAAACGTGAGGTTCTGGCTTCTGCTGACAAAACGCTGGTTCGCCAGATCGTCGGTGATGCGGATATCCGCAAATTGCCGAAACAATCGGTCGACATGGCGTTTAATGCCGTGTCTGAGACTGCCAANGGGCGAAACACCCGCGCCACCACCGGCGATGCACAGCGCCCAAACATGGGCATGACCAGTATCGCTTCCCTGAACAAACAAAACGCTGAATTCTGGGCAAACCGTAAAGGGTAAAAAATGAATAATGTATTTCTGTACCGGATGCCTGTTGGCATTGCCGGGGCTGTCTCTCGCCCGCAGGACTTAACCGTCGAACCGGTGGTCCTTAAATCCGATAACGCCTTTGCTGCCTATGGCCTGGCTGGTAAATACGATGATGACGGTTTTTTCGTGCCGCTGACAGATGGTGATACCGCAGACAAGGTGAAGGGGATCTACGTGCGCCCTTATCCGACCACGTCGCAGCCGGACATGGTTCGCCAGGTGGGGAGTGGCAAGAACTTCCCGGGCGACGCCATGAAGCGTGGCTACGTGACCGTTAACCTCGGTTCTGATTTTGATGCCAGCACCATCAAAAAAGGCGACCCGGTATACGTTGTCGTCTCCACTGATGAATCTATCAAAGTGCCGCTGGGTGGATTCATGTCCACGTCAGTCAGTGGCAAAAACGTGGTGCTGACCAACGCTGAATTCACAGGTGCCGGTGATGCTGACGGCAATGCAGAAATTTCCTGGAAGATTTAAGGAACAGACGAATGATTACTTTTGATCAGGCAACCGTTGACAGCTCTGGTGCCTTTCTCATCGGGGAGCTGGAGCGACTCGACCAGACGCTGAACCTGCCACTGGTGGGGTACACCTGGACCCGCGATATTCAGTTGCGTGAAGATGTCTCTATCGCAGATGACATTTCCAGCTGGACGAATACCAGCTTCGCCGCTGCGGGTACTGGTGCAAATCCGAATGGCAAAAACTGGGTAGGCAAAGACTCAACCGCTATTGCTGGCGTAAACGTGGATATCGGCAAATCCGGTAACCCGCTGAACCTGTGGGGGATGGAACTTGGCTGGACGGTCATAGAATTGCAGGCTGCTCAGCAGGTCGGACGCCCGATCGATACGCAGAAGTATGACGGGATGCAACTGAAATGGCAGATGGATAACGATGAACAGGTGTATGTTGGCGATTCCGCATTAAACCTGAAAGGCCTTGTTACCCTGGACGGCGTGCCTGTCAACAACGCTGCTAAAACGTGGGCAACCTCAACACCGGACGAAATCCGCGCAAGCATTAACCAGGTGCTGTCTGATGCGTGGGCCGCTTCCGGTTACTCTGTGGTTCCGCGTGATTTGCTGATCCCGCCTGAGCAGTTTGCTCTGTTGTCCAGCATCATCGTTTCATCTGCGGGTAACCAGTCCCTGTTGACGTATCTTCAGACCAACACCATCAGCTATCACCAGAACGGTGTTCCGCTGAATATCCGCGCGGTTAAATGGCTGAAAGGCCGTGGTGTGGGGAAAAAGGATCGCATGGTTGCGTACACCAACGATAAAAAATACGTCCGCTACCCGCTGGTTCCGCTTCAGAGCGTGCCGGTGCAGTATCGCGGTCTGTATCAGATCGTCACTTACTACGGCAAGCTGGGTGCGGTTGAGCCAGTGTACAAAGAAACCCTTTCGTACGTTGATGGCATTTAACAGCCACATGGCCCCCTGGCGGGGCCATTAAGGATGACCCGATGGCAAAAAATAATGCAGTAATACACGTACATACCCCGTTTGTGCTCACGCTTCCCGACGGTTCACGGCGCGAGTTTGTTAAAGGCCGTCATGCTGTGGAGGAAGACGTTGCCACGCACTGGTTCACTCGTGCGCACGCGGAAGTATCCGTTGGCAAAGCCACAGACGCGCGTAACGAGGTAAAAAATGCCAAAGAATCAAAGTCTGCCAGCGGTAAGTGATTTTCGCCGCGACTTCCCGCAGTTTGCTGACCCTGCCAAATATCCCGAAGCGCAAATCCAGTTTCGTCTGAATCTGGCCGATGAACTGCTGAGTGAAAACGTCACCGGCAAAAAGTTGTTTCCGTACTTTGCCGGATTGTTCGTTGCGCACTACATGACGCTCTGGGCGGCAGACAGCAGAGCGATGCTGGCTGGTGGTCCGGGCGGTTCAACCAATGGTGTTCAGTCCTCAAAGTCCGTTGACAAGGTAAGCGTCAGCTATGACACCAGCGCGACGCTGAATCCTGATGCAGGTTTCTGGAATAACACCCGATATGGCGCTGAATTTTATCAGTTGATCACGATGTTCGGTGCAGGCGGTCGCCAGCTATGAGTTTCAAAAGCGGTGTAACAACGAGGGTGGATAACGCTAAGGCCATTCTGGATGCGCTCAGGTCGTTAACCAAAAAAGATGTGCTGGTCGGCATCCCTTCGGAAGACAGCGAGCGGGATGATGTTCCGTTTGGTAATGCGGGCATCGGTTACCTCAACGAATACGGCTCACCAGAGCAGAACATCCCGCCACGACCTCACCTGGTCCCCGGCGTTAAATCGGCAGAAGAACAGACGGTGCCGCAGCTCAAAACCGCGGCGCAGGCTGCTCTTGATGGTAATGCTGCGGGAGCAGAACGCGCACTCAACCGTGCCGGAACGCTGGCCGCTAATGGCGTCAGGCGTTACATGACTATTACCGGCTTTACGCCGCTTGCTGACAGCACTGTTGAAGCCCGGGCTCGTCGGGGGCGCAAGGGGGCAACACTGGAACTTGCCCGACGTGTTGCTGGCGAATCTCCCGGAACCGATCTGGCGAAACCATTAATTGACACCGGGCAATATCGCAGAGCTATTACCCATGTAGTGAGGGATAAAGATGCCGACTCTTGATGTAACAGATGTGCTTTTTGACCCCGATTTTTGCGACTTCAATTTGTGGGTAACACGCCGAGTGCAAACGGTTGATGAGGACGGGATCGGCAGCGACAGTGAAGTTAAAAAGCAGTTTGCCGGAGTCGTAACTGTTGATCGCTCTCTGGAAAACCGCCGTATGCAGGCAGGGCAGGTAATCAGCGGTGCAATTCTGATTGTGACGACTGAGCGACTGACGCAGGGACAGACTGGCCGTGATGCCGATATCGTGACGTATCAGGGCCGTGATTATCGTGTGACCTTCGTCGACCCGTATACAGCTTATGGGGCCGGATTCGTTCAGGCGCATTGTGAGTTGATGCCGTTTGATGGGGGAACTCCGGTTGAGCAATAACACCAGTACAGAGCGCGGATGGTTAATACCAACCAGTGGCGATCCGGATTATGACGAAGCGCTCGACAGGCTGTTAAGCCAGTGGATGCGTAACGTTTCTGGCCTGTCTGCCGGGATGGTTCGCCCGCGCTGGCAGAAAGAGCAGCCGCCACTGCTACCGGCTGAAACGAACTGGTGTGCGTTTGGGGTTATCGGATGGTCAGATGATGACAGTCCGGCATTCACCAGACAGACCGATGATGGCTCTCAGCTCTGGCGGCATGAAACGATTGAGTGTATGGCTTCGTTTTATGGTCCGGCGGGGATGGTGTATGCGTCCCGGTTTCGTGACGGTATATCTGTACCGCAGAACAACGCAGCACTGAATGCGCTGGGGCTGTCTCTTGGCGATTACACAGGTCTGATTCCCTTCCCTGAACTTATTAATCAGCAATGGGTCCGCCGCTACGATATGACGGTGCGTCTGCGCCGGAAGGTTGTGCGCGAGTACGGTATTAAATCGCTGGTGGAAGCACCAGTAATCTTTTTCGGAGATTAAGCTATGGAACAGGGCTTGCCTGTATCAAACGTTGTTAATGTTGATGTGATCATGTCGCCGCGTGCAGCATCAGGGCGAAATTTTGGTGCATTACTCATTCTCGGCCCGTCCACAATCATTCCGGTAAGTGAGCGCATTCGCCGTTATTCTGCCGCGGAAGATATTGGAAAAGATTTTGGCGTGGAATCACCAGAATATAAGGCTGCGCAGGTGTTTTTCTCACAATCACCGAAACCTCAGGAGGTTTTTGTTGGTCGTTGGGTGAAAACGAAGGGAGACAGCGAACAGGCCACGCCTGAGACGCTGGAGCAGGCTGTGAATGCCATGCTTGATTATACTTCATGGTATGGGCTGGGGATTGCAGACGATGCAGATATTCCGGATGCAGACTGGCTGAAAGTGGCTGCGGCGATCGAATCCTCTTCTGTAAGCCGTATTCTGGCGATTACGACAAGCGATGAGAAATGCCTGCAGACTGCATCCAGAGATGATTTGGCATCAGAACTGAAAACCGCCGGATATTCACGCAGTTTTATTCAGTATTCATCGGGTAATAAATACGCTGCGTTATCTGCATTTGGCCGGGCATTCACGGTTAATTTCAATGGCAGTAATACCGCGATTACGCTCAAGTTTAAGCAGGAGCCGGGTGTCGGGTATGAAACACTGACAGTCAGCCAGGCATCGGCACTTGATGCAAAAAACTGCAATGTGTTCGTGTACTACCAGAATGATACAGCTATCATCCAGCAGGGAGTGATGGCTAACGGCGATTTCTTTGATGAACGCCACGGCCTGGACTGGTTACAGAATTATGTGCAGACCAACCTCTATAACCTGCTTTATACCAGCACCACGAAGGTTCCCCAGACTGAAGCCGGTATTACCCGACTGTTATCAAATGTTGAAAAATCACTGGATCAGGCCGTTCAGAATGGACTGATTGCTCCGGGCGTATGGAACGGTGGCGACCTTGGCCAGTTGTCATCAGGTGACACGCTGCCCAAAGGTTATTACGTATACGCCCAGCCGCTGGATGAACAGGCACAATCAGAACGTGAAGCCCGTAAGGCTCCGGTGATTCAGGCTGCAATAAAACTTGCAGGCGCGGTTCATTACGCTGACGTACAGATTAACGTTGTTCGCTAAGGGGAAGTGAATGTCTACCTATTCTTTTATGGATGTCACTGCGACGCTGACCGGGCCGACAGGTTCGATTGATCTCGGGTACGGTTCGGCAAGTTCTGAAGAGGGGATTGTGGTTGCGATGGGCGGTCCTAAAAACACCATGACCATCGGTGCTGATGGTGAAGTGATGCACAGCCTCCATGCAGATAAAAGCGGGACGATTACCGTTAACCTTCTGAAGACATCACCGACAAATAAAAAATTGTCGCTGGCGTATAACGCACAGAGCCAGTCTTCTGCCACATGGGGGAATAACGTTATCGTGATCCGCAACAAGGTCAGCGGCGACATCATCACAGCACGCAGTGTTGCGTTCCAGAAACAACCGGATAACGCCAACGCTAAAACCGGTAATACGATGCCGTGGGTGTTTGACTGCGGCAAGATTGACCAGGTTCTCGGGGAGTTTTAATACATGGAATTAGAAATCAAAGGCGTGAAATATCGCGTGGCAAAACTCAGCGTTTTTGACCAGCTGAAAGTGACCCGCAAACTTCTGCCGGTACTGGCGGGAATGATGTCAGATTTCGGGAGCATTCGCTCCCGTTTGCCTGCTGACGGCAAAATCGACACCGTGAAATTCGAGCAGTTAAAACCGGTGTTTGAAACCATGCTCCCGCGTATCGCTGAGGAACTGTCTTCCCTGACCGAAGATGACACCGATGCGATTATTCATCCCTGTCTTGCGGTGGTGTCGCGGCGTCATATGGACGGATGGGTGCCGGTATTTACCCGGGGCGAACTGATGTTTGATGATATTGACCTGCTGGTCATGCTTCATCTGGTGGCGCGGGTGGTCGCCGATTCGCTGGGAAATTTTTTGCCTACACCCCTTACCAGCACGACGCAGAGCCTGCAACAGGGCTGACGTTTAACAGCCTGCCGGACGGGCTGTCCTACCTTCTCAATCCGGTTGACGCCGGGTTAATTCCTTATACAGCACTTAAAGATGGCTCTGTCGATTTGTACGACATTGCTCTCTTGAATGACCATCTGGCGGTAAAAGCGGATAACCAGCGGCGCATTGAGAAATGGAGAGAGGATAATGAACGCTGAAACTATTAAAGATTTCCTCGTCTCGCTTGGCTTCAGTGTGGATGATGCAGGAGCGAAAAAGTTCGGTTCTGTCCTCGCCGGTACAACTGCAAATGTCATCAAAATGGGGCTGGCTGTTGAAGGAGCTGCGCTGTCCGTGGTGGCCTTCACGGCTAAGATCGCCTCTGGTCTGGATAATCTTTACTGGGCGTCACAGCGCACCGGCGCGACAGTCCAGGGAATTCAGTCTATTGGCTATGCGGTTTCGCAGGTTGGCGGCAGCGTGGACGCTGCGCGATCTTCTCTGGAAAGCCTCTCCCGGTTTATTCGTAACAATCCCGGTGCAGAGGGATTTCTGAATCGCCTGGGGGTACAGACACGGGATGCCAGCGGTAACATGCGTGACATGGCCGCTATTTTTACAGGTGTAGGCCAGAAGCTCAGCGGCATGCCGTATTACCGGGCTAACCAGTATGCGCAGATGCTGGGCATTGACGAAAATACCNTGATGGCTATGCGCCGGGGTGTGGGTGGTTTCTCCGGGCAGTACAGCGCAATGGCGAAAGCTATCGGCTTCAATGCTGACGAGGCGGCCAGAAGCTCCAACAAATTTATGACCTCCCTGCGTGAGTTTAGCGCGATGGCAGGCATGGCCCGTGACAAAATCGGCTCTAATCTTGCGGGGGGGCTTGCGGGTTCGCTGGACACCCTGCGCCGCCATATTCTGGACAACTTCCCGCGTATCGAGCAGACCCTGACGAAAGCCATAAAAGGCATTCTGGCGCTCGGGGATATTATCGGGCGGCTGTTCTTCAGACTGATTGAAGGAACATCAGGCCTCATCACCTGGTGGCAATCGCTGGATAAGCAAACGCGGGAGTTGATCTCGCTGTTTGGCGCACTGACGATTGCGTTGCGCATTCTGAACAGTACGTTCTGGATGTCGCCGATTGGCCTCATTACCGCGCTGGCGGCGGGGATTGCCCTCCTGTGGGAGGACTATCAGACCTGGAAGGAAGGCGGCGACAGCCTGATTGACTGGGGCAAGTGGAAACCGGAGGTTGATGCCGCGCTGAAGATGGTTCGTGACCTTAAAACGACCGTTAACGACCTGGTGAAAGCGCTGGCGAAACTGCTCAATATTGACCCCAAATCATGGTCCCTGAAGTGGGATTTCAGCAACTTCATCGACCAGATGGGCGAATTCAGCAAAATACTGAACATGATCGCCGACCTGCTCAACGCTATCAAAGATGGCCGCTGGGCTGATGCCGTCAGCATCGGCAAACAGATACTTAATCAGGNCAGCGAAAATCCGTCAGCGATGCCGATGGTTACAGACAGCGCTAACAGTACTGCCGACTGGATTAAAGAGCACTGGGGATTCGATCCCCGCAGCGTGGGCCGGACGGTACGCGGCTGGTTTGGGGATGATGAGCCGGAACAATATGCACAGGCTACGAAACGAGGAGAACGGAATAACAATCCGGGAAACCTTAATTTTGCTGGTCAGGCAGGGGCTTCTCTTGAACGCCCGGGCGGGCGATTTGCCAGATTTGAAACTGCTTTTGATGGATTACGGGCTCTTGCTCGTCAGTTAATGCTGTACGCCGGACGGGGAATAAACAGTGTGGAGAAAATTATCTCTACCTGGGCACCTGCGTCTGATAATAACAACACAACTGCGTATATCAGGGCTGTATCGCAACGACTGGGAGTGGATCCCAGGGCTGCCCTGAATATGAGCGATCCGCAAACCATGTCAGCATTGATGAGCAGCATTATCCAGCATGAAAATGGAAGAAATATCTATTCTCGGGAGCTGATTAATAAGGCTGCCGTGGCAGGAATTAGTGGCAAAGTGACAGAGGTTAACCAGCAAAATACCTACCACATTTACGGTGGCGGAGATCCGCACGCTGTCGGTAATGAGGTTGCACGTCGGCAACAGTCTGCAAATGCTCAGGTCATGCGAAGTAATCAGGTGAGGGTGGGTTAGTGGATATTATCTCTACACTTTTTCATCAGCAGAGCAGAAAAATAGGAATGATTGTTCCCAGTGTTGTTATTTCAGAGAAGCATACAGATATGCTTGAAATAACAGAGCATCCGGTAGAGGTCGGGGCCGCTGTCGCTGATCATGCCTATAAAAAACCGTCAGAAGTGGTGATGGAGGTTGGTTTCGCCGGTGGCGGCGCATTGCTGGATTTTGCCAGTAATCTGACGGCTACCAGCCTGCTCGGCCTGAGTCCTCAGCAGACGTATCAGGAGCTACTGGATCTGCAGGAAAGCCGTATCCCCTTCGATGTGGTAACCGGTAAACGACTGTACAGCAACATGTTGATCCGGGCGCTGGAAGTGACGACGGACAAGACAACCGAAAACGTCCTGTCCGCCGTCCTCACCCTGAGGGAGGTCCTTATCTCCCGGACACAGCAGATTACCGTCGCGGATAAAACTAACATGAAGGAAGGGGCCAGCACGTCGGCGGTACAGAACAGCGGCAACAAAACCACAAAGCCTCCAGATACTTCACTGCTGAAAAGCATCACGGGTAACGTGGCGTCATTACTGGGGGGCGGCTAATGATAATTCAGGAAATTCCGCTGACAGCGGACAACCAGCAGTTCAGCATCGTCCTGGGTGGTGCCACCTGGCGGATTAGCATCATATGGCGCGATCTGTACTGGATTATGGACCTGCAGAACGACAGAGAGGAGCCGGTAATCTCCGGTATTCCTCTCGTCACTGGTGCTGATCTGCTGGCGCAGTACGCCTGTATGGGGCTTGGTTTTAAGCTGTTGGTGGTCTGCGATGACAACACACAGGATTATCCCACGAAAACTGACCTGGGCGGTCGCAGTCATTTACTGGTATCAACGGAGTAAGCATGTCACAGAACTGGATGAGACATTTCGAGCTGCAGCTTGTGGACGGGAACGGTCAGGGAATTGAGCTAAGTGATTTTAAAGTCACCTTTACGATCGACTGGTTCAACATCAGCAGTGCGTCCCGGATAGGGACTATCAAAATTTATAACCTCTCGGCAGATACTGTGAACCGAATCACCGGGCAGGAGTTTTCGAAAGTGCGTCTGATTGCGGGTTACGACGGTATCGCGCCGGAGGTATCGGCCAGCGACGTCGGGACCGTGCGGGAAGTCGACGCGGCGGATGTGGGCCAGAGTGATGGCCGCAACTATGGGATGATTTTCAGCGGCGAAATTCGTTACTCGGTAACAGGAAAAGACAGCCCCATTGATTCTTACGTTCTGATTCAGGCAGCCGATACGGATCTGGCTTTTGCCACCAGCATAACTTCGCAGACGCTGGCGGCCGGTTATACGGTCGCAGACGTGAATCGCGCGCTGATGAAAGACTTCGAGGCCAAAGGCGCGACTGAAGGTCTGACGCCTGAAATGCCTGCTACCGTTTTCCCCCGGGGCCGGGTGCTATTCGGCATGACACGTCATCTTATGGATAACGTGGCCGGACAATGTGGCGCAACATGGCAGTTCGTGGATGGTCAGCGCCAGATGGTGGCGAATAACGAATATGTTCACGACGCGATTGTGCTCAACAGTGCCACGGGNCTTATCGGTATGCCACAGCAGACTATCGGCAACGGCGTAAACGTCCGCGCGCTGATTAACCCGAACATCCGGGTTAACGGGCTCATTCAGCTGGATCAGGCTTCAGTATTCCGCACCGCGCTGTCGAACAACGATATCGCGATGGTCGGCGGGCAGATCACCGACCAGAACACGGACGGAAATATCACGCTAAGCGGCACCACATCGCAGCCTGCCAGCATCGCAACGGATGGTGTTTATATTGTGCGCGGGATTATGTACACTGGCGACACAAGGGGCCAGGCGTGGTACATGGATATGATGTGCGAAGCGCGTGGCGCGGCGGATCTGTATACGCGATCGGCTTTGCAAAGGGGATGAGCAATGAGGGGTATTATTTTTCTGTTAGCTGTCTTTTCTGCGTGCAGCGCGTGGGCGGATGGCTTCACGGTTAAATGCGGTGGCTACACTATGGTTGCAAACCAGGGCGAGTTATCGACTATCAACGGTGAAAGAGTTACCTCTCAAAAAATCACCAAACTGGGTACCAATGGTTTGAAAGTAGACATGGGCTTATGCCTGCCAAAGACGGTAACAACTACGGCTTTGAATACATTCGTCGCCCTGGTACCGAAACGCGATTCCTGAATGTCCAGCTTCTGCAGAACAGCATGGATGCGCCGAAAATCATCGGATCTTTCCCTTGTAAAAAAGTGGCTGGGTGAAGGTAACCTGAAATTCGTAACGCCTGAAAAACAACAAAATGTGCTCTAAAAACTGTTGTTTTTTGAGACGAGCGATTACACTGCACTGACTTTTTGATGGTGGATTGCCATCGATATGCTACTTCATTAAAGCCAGGAATAACTAAAACATGAGTTTAGCGCAGCCAAAATCAGGAGAACTGTTAGATCTTCTGACTCCTTCATTAACTAAGGGTGAAAACCTTCTGAGTGAGTTTGAAATCCATCGAATCATTCGTGAAGCGAAGAAACTACCTGAACGTTATCAGGGGCTATCAATTGAAGGCTTAGCTAAGCTTGTTCTTGGTGAAATAGATGAAGGATGTTCACTCTGTGAGCGGGGGTTGAGAATAGCGCCTAACGATCCAGTTTCTTTTTGTAACTATACGATTGCGCTGCGTAACTTAGGTTTGCATGCTCGCCAGTATGTGATGATTCAGAAAGCATCTGATTCACTTAATCCAACGATATTGGCTGAGGTTGCTACAATTTCTGCATACTGGGTTGATATCGATTTGCTTGAAAAGGTGATGCCGATGCTAACTGCAATGGAAGTACCGCGCCCTGAAGATATGGGCAAATGGTATGACACGCTCAATTATCTGCATACCCAAAAAGATCATGCTCAGGAGCTAAAAACTATTGGGCGGCTCATGATGAACGTTGCAGAAAAGTACCGCGCTCGTCTTGCTGGCGCTCATGCTTTTTATGTAATGTCAGAACTTGATACGCTGTTCGTTGAAGTCAAAACAGACGATCCAGTGCTTCTTTCGCAGATGAATAATGCCTTGGCTGATGAGATTATTATTGCGGGGCTTGCGGATTCAGAATGCGTCGGATGCTTTGAAGCCGGGGAACTCTAATGTCGGTTGAGCATACCTGTTTTCTTGAATTGGCTAAGCATTCCCTGGCTCTAAACGGTGAGATGTGGACGAGAAATGCTATTAGCCGAGCATACTATGGTATGTACCATTCCGCCTTACGGATCACCAACAATCTGGTACCGACCGCTACACAAGATGGTGAAAAACTAAAAGGTGGAGTTCACATGCGAGTCTATACGGCCTTTTGTAGTGGTGAGGCAGCTGCACTTAACGATGTTGATGTTAACGCAGTAAAGAAAATCGGCGTTAAACTGAAAATGACGCATGCCCAACGTGTTAATTCTGATTACAAGCTTGAGCGGAAAATCAACCGGATTACCGCGAGAAGTGTAATTCTGGATGCGGAAGAGGTCGATGCAATCGTTAATCAATTACTGAAGATTGGTGATGACTCGTTAACTGCATAAGCTGAAATTTCTCAAAATTCAAACCCGCCACTTGGCGGGTTTTTTGCTTTCTGGAGCCTACTAAATGGCAGTATCTGACCAGACCCGCAGCGGCGACCTTGCCGAAACATTTAAATCTGAACGGGAAACAACAAAGAACCAGATCCGTGTCGCCTTGCCTGGCGTTATTCAGTCATTCGATCCTGATGCGATGACGGCAGTTGTGCAGCCTGCTATCCGTTCGGTTGAAAAGGATAATGACGGCAACCGCATTACCCAAAATTACCCATTGCTGGTGGATGTGCCAGTGGTATTCCCGCGCGGCGGAGGATGCACGCTAACGTTCCCAGTTAAAGCCGGTGATGAATGTTTGATGATTTTTGCCGATCGTTGTATTGATTTCTGGTGGCAGAACGGCGGGATACAGGAGCCTGTTGATGACAGAATGCATGATTTATCGGATGCGTTTTGTATTGTCGGTCCCCAGTCGCAGGCAAGGAAGATTAGCGGTATTAATACCAGTGCTACACAGTTGCGTAGTGACGACGGCAGCACCTATTTTGAGCTTAATCCTGATACCAGGAAAATTAAAATTGTCGCTCCGGGGGGCCTTGATGTGGTTGCCCCTCTGGCTGATTTTTCTGAGAAAGTAACCATTCATGGCCTGTTAACCTGGATGGGGGGCATGGTGGGGTCTGTTGTTTCTGGTGTAGCTTCAAAAATCACTGGTGCTGTTGAGTTTTTGGGTAGCGTGAAGGCTAACGGCAAGCCAATCGATGATACGCACACTCATGGCGGTGTTCAGCGCGGTGGAAGCAATACCGATGGGGTAAACTGATGCGATACAGACGTGAAGACGCCGATGGCGATTACACCTTTGGCAGCGGTGATGACACCTGGCTGATTAACTCACCGGAGGCCGTGGCGCAGGCGGTAAAAACGCGATTCGAATTGTGGTATGGGCAATGGTTTCTCGACACCACCGAAGGGACTCCGTGGATCCAGTCCGTACTCGGTAAGCAGAAGCCGGAAACCTACAACCTGGCGATCCGTAAGCGCATCCTCGAAACGCAGGGCGTTAAATCAATCCTCTCTTTCAATACGACGGTGGATACCACGACCCGACGTGTCATGTTTTCCGCTGAAATCGACACTCTTTATGGAATAACGACTGTTACATCGGAGGCGTAATGGCTCTGAACCTTGATTCTCTCGGTTTATCTGCAAAGGTAACCGCGGAGGGGATCAGTGCGCCTGATTATCAGACGATACTCAGCACCCTGATTAGCTATTTTCAGCAGATTTATGGCAGTGATGCCTACCTCGAACCGGACAGCAAAGACGGCCAGATGGTGGCTCTGACGGCGCTGGCGATTCATGATGCCAATAATATGGCGATAACTGTCTACAACTGTTTTTCACCGGCAACCGGCTATGGGGCTGCACTGACCAGTAACGTGAAAATAAATGGTATTTCACGTAAAGGCGCGACGAACTCTACGGTTGATTTGCTTCTTACAGGAACTGCCGGAACAACCATCATTAATGGCAGCGTGAAAGACAGTAATAATGTGATATGGCGTTTGCCTGCTTCAGTGGTGGTCGGCGTGGATGGTACAGTGATGGCGACCGCAACATGTTCCGTCAGTGGTGCAGTGGCGGCGCTGGCTGGAACTATCACTGAAATTAATACGCCAACCCGTGGCTGGGTTTCGGTAACTAATCCTGCTGCGGCTACTGTTGGCTCTCCGGCAGAAACTGATGCTGAGTTACGTATCCGCCAGTCGCAAAGTGTTGCGTTGCCATCAATAACCCCATTTGAAGCACTGGATGGTGCTGTTTCTAATGTAACCGGTGTAACCCGCCACAAACTCTATGAAAACGATACTGGTTCGGAGGACGGTAACGGGTTACCGCCACACTCTGTTGCTGTAATTGTGGATGGCGGTGATGTGACGGATATTGCTCAGGCTATTAGAGGGAATAAAGGCCAGGGGACAGCCACTCACGGTACAACATCCGTTACGGTTCCGGATAAATACGGCAATCCCCATGTAATCAAATTCTCGCGTTCCAGTGATGTACCTGTTTATGCCCGGATTAAATTAAAAGTTTTTACGGGTTATACCTCACAGATAGGGCAGCAGATCCAGCAGGCTATTTCCGACTATATCAATAGTCTGATGATTGGTGATTCGGTCCTTTTAAGTCGCATTTACTCACCGGCGAATCTTGGCGTGGTGAGTGGCGGGAATGCACGCTATTACGATATTCAGGAACTGACGATTGGGAAATCCCCGGGGGCTTTGTCGTCATCAAACATTGATATCAGATACAACGAATCTGCGTCCTGTACACCGGAAAATATCGTTATAACGGTGGAGTCATGAGCAAATACACCGAACTGATCACGAACTACCACGCCACCAAACCTAAATTTCTTGCACATGTTGATCTGATGACCCGGCCGCTTATTGATGTTGCGGCTGCCACCAGAGGNCTGATTACTGCATTTGATATTGACTCTGCGGTTGGTGTGCAACTTGACATTCTTGGATTGTGGATCGGACGTAGCCGTGTTGTCAGCCAGCCTATCTCAGGTGTCTATTTCAGCTGGGATACCGACGGGCTTGGATATGATCAGGGTGTATGNCAGGGGCCATACGATCCTGATTCCGGATACATGTACCTCAGCGATGAAACTTATCGTGTCATCCTTAAAGCGAAGATTGCGATTAATAACTGGGACGGACGGAATGATTCGCTTCCAGCAATTCTTGACGCGGCGACAGCAGGATCCGGACTGCGAATGCAGATAGTCGATAACCAGGACATGACGATATCGGTCTGGCTCCTTCCTGATACTGATATTTCAGATGTATCGCGTGAGTTAATTGCTGCAATTAAACAGGGATATCTCACAGTAAAAGCCGCCGGGGTTTGGGCGGGTGGCATTGAAACACCTTCGGTGGAAACTCCATCGGAAGGTTCAAAATTTTTTGGTTTTGATATGGATAACGAATTCATCAGTGGTTTTGATGTAGGGGCATGGGGAGTATTACTCTGATGGCGAAAAATGACTTTAAAGCGTTTGCAACTGATCGGAATGCCAATGTTATGTCGCAGGAGGAATGGGAAGCGTTGCCTGCGCTTTTATCCGGATTTACAGCAGGGAAAGCATCCAGTGCGCAAGTCAATAAGGTTATTCGGCAGGCCAGCTTTATTACGGCAGCGCTTGCACAGTACACAGCTAATAAAAGTGGGCTGGATGTGCTTGATGATGGTGACCTGAACGGGTTTATCTCCAAAATGGAAGCGGCTTTGGGGAAGGATTTCCAGGCGCTTGACGCCACGCTCACTGCACTGGCAGGCCTTGCCACTGCGGCAGACAAACTACCGTATTTTACGGGGAATGATACAGCCAGCCTGACAACCNTGACTAATGTTGGACGGGATATTCTGGCTAAAACAAGCAAACAGGAGGTTATTCATTATCTTGGTTTGGGAGCTACAAACGGATACGTGGGACGCTTGGTGAATACCCGGGTTTTCACGTCATCAGGTACGTACACCCCGACGCCAGGAACAAAACGGATCAGGGTCACAATAACGGGCGGCGGTGGCGGAGGGGGCGGCTGCAAGGCTATATCCAATAATGAAACGTTTTTCGGTGCTGGCGGTGGGGCCGGTGGAACAATAATTTCAATAATGACCCCGACACAGAATAGTTATCCAGTCACTATCGGCGCAGGTGGGGCCGGTGGTGTTAGTGCGACTTACGGCATCAATGGCGGTAATAGCTTATTCGCATCGTTAATTGCTCCTGGTGGCGCAGGCGGCGGAAAGTCAGGAGTCACAAACACAAACGGTGGTAACGGAGGTGTGCCGAGTACTGGCGATATAAACATCATTGGTGGATGTGGAGGCGACGGTCAGTCCGGAAATATCGGCGTTAGCGGTGAAGGCGGAACATCGTACTGGGGTGGCGGTGGACGCGCAGGCGCTGGCGGTGGTGTTAGCGGCAAGGCATATGGTTCAGGTGGCGGTGGTGCATACGATGCCGGTTATAGCGGAACCAGTATGACGGGCGGGAAAGGTGCTGCAGGGATTTGTATTATCGAGGAGTTTGCATAATGAATACGTCATATGCAGTTATTGAAAATGGGATGGTTGTGAATGTCATTGTCTGGGATGGCGAGGCTGAATTCACGGTGCCGGATAATCAGCAGCTCATTGATATTTCAGATATCAGTGAGCATCCCGGAATCGGCTGGGCGTATTCAGACGGGGTATTTACTGCGCCGCTCCCTCCGGAACGTTCTCATGATGAACTGGTAGCTGACGCTGAACAGAAAAAACAGTCGCTGATAAACGCAGCAATGGTCAATATCAGCGTGATTCAGTTAAAGCTGCAGGCCGGACGCAAACTGACGCAAGAAGAAACTACCCGACTTAACGTTGTACTGGATTATATCGACGCTGTGACGGCAACAGATATCAGCACTGCACCGGATATTGAGTGGCCTGCAATACCTTTAGAATAA